GTGTGGGTAGATAGCAAAAACGCGGCTGAAATTTTGGGCATAAAGTATGAAGCCATTAAAAAAGCCGTTCAGCGTGCAAACAAACAAGGCAAAAAATTTTGCTCTTTAAACAGACAAAATTGTCTGTTTATGAATATTGACGGTAACCGTGGTGGAGCGGGCGGTAAAACCCTTCAAATCTGGCTAGATGATGAAATAGTAAAAGAGTGTCAGACTAGCCAAAGGGCAAATCAAAATTTAAAGGCAAATGATGAAAATAATAGAAGACGCCATAGCGTGGCTTGTGGTGATAGCTCTTGTGATGCCTTGTCTGATGATAGTAGCGATCTTGGATGCGATACTGGATCTTGCTTGGATAGTAGCGAGCGCATTTATGCTAGCTGCAACGACGATCATCTACCTAGTATCTGTGATAGCAAATTTATACAAGAGGGTATGAGCGCCACAACTCGTCAAAATAACGATACCAAGCCAAGCGACATGGCGTGTAGCGACACAGCTCTCGCCTCCGCGAGCCAAATTTTAGCCCCAAAAATAAAAATCAAGGATCTTGAAAGTATGAACAAAGTAAAAGCAGTGAGTGAGCTAAAAAGCTGCCCAAAGGGTATGAGTAAGACGATCTGGGGCAAAAGTATAGCCGGCAAATACGCCGTGAGTCTAAAAACACTTTATGAATGGGCGAAAATCTTAAAAACAGATGAAGCCCAAGTCGTAGATGACGAGCTTGGCATTGATTTCAAGGCTAAATTTAAAAGTTCTAGCTTTGACATGAGTGCCCTAGAATGGGCGGTGGCCGCGATGATAAATAATCCTCTTGCCTCAAAGACCTTCATTTATGAAAAACTTACCGACCATGCAGAGAAAAACGCCCTTAAAATCGGCTCGTATAAGAGCTTTGCGAGGCTAACGGACACGCCCGAGATAAAAGCTCTCGTGCTAAAAGCAGTAAATGGCGACCGAGGTGTTAGAAACGAGATCGCGCCATTTGTGCTAAGAGATCTAAACTGCTATGAGAGCTTAGAGCTAGTTTGCGGCGATCAGATAGTATTTGATTTTGATGCGATATGCCCGGCAGGCGAGGTGGTAAATCCAAACGCATATGTGTGGATAGATATGGGAAGCGGTGCGATAATAGGCATAGACATCACATTTGGCAAATATAATAAATTTTGCATAGGTAATAGCCTAAAAATGGCAGTGAAATTTGGCGTGCCAGATGCCATATATACAGATAACGGCAAACCAGAGCTTAGCAAATACATAACGCAGGTAAGAAGTGATCTTAGCGGCATAAAATTTAAAGACTTTGATGATCTGCCAATAACCATGCTGCACAAAAAGGCAAAACCGCGAAACTCACGTGCAAAGCCGATCGAAAATATGTTTAATCACATACAAAGACGTATGGGCGAGATGATCGTGTTTGAAAACGGCGGGGCGAGCTACCACAAAGATAACCGCACAAAAGAGATCATCAAAGAATATGCAAAGGCTAATCCTTTAAATTTTGATAAGTTCATAGCCTACGTCCAAAAAGCCGTGAAATGGTGGAACGAGCATATCAATGAAGATAGAAAGATCGTGCCGATGGATAGTTTCTTGCAAAAACTAGCCGCTAAGCCAAGAGCGATATTTGACGAAACGACGCTTGAATACATTTTCAGCGAGCGACGCATAATAAAGGTCAAAAACTCGTGTGTAAAACTTAGGGTAAAAGACGAAAGACGCACCTACTCACATCCAAAGCTAAGTAAATTTACGGGCGAAAAGGTCGAGGTGAGGATCAAACAAGACGAGATAAATAGCGTAAATATCGTGGATATTGATAAAAATCTACTCATTTGCGAGGCGACACTGATAAACAGGATAGATCCAAGAGACGAAGAGGCGCTAAGAGCAAGCATCGCCAGAAACGAAGCGGTAGTAAAAGCTGTAAGAGAGGCCTTCAAATACTACGACGGGCTTTATGCTAAGCCAAATGCCATAAACGCGCACAGTAGCGTAGCTCATCAAACCAAAGTAAAAAATGAGAAAAATAAAAGACTAAACAAGAAAATAGCTTTGAGTAATAAAGACCTGCTTGAAGCTATGTAAAAGGAGAATATATGACTTTAAAAGAGAAATTTGAGGTTTGCCGTGAATACGGCATAACGCAAGAGACGCTGGCACGCCAGATAAACAAAGGAGAGAGCACTATTAGCGGGCTACTTAACGGCAAGTATAACTCCGGCAAAAAAGAGCTATATGAAGCCAAACTTAATGCCTTTTTAGACGAGCAAATAGCCGCGCACCAGCCAAAACAAAGCAGCGATAACGACATTTGGCTTAGTCTTTCGCAGGAAAAGATAAAAGAGCGCATAAGACGCATGAAGGAGAGTAAATTCAGCTTTTTAGAGCTAATAACCGGCGAAAGCGGGATGGGTAAGACATTTTTGCTCGAAATGGTTGTAAAAGAGCTTGGTGGGCTATATGTAAAGGCAAGAAAGAGCCTGAGTGCGAGTGCATTCATGAGCCAGCTTTTGCGTGCAGTAGGCGAAAGGCCGCGCGGCAATACTGATGATAAATTTGAACTTTTTTGCGAAACGATCGCTAAAAGCGGGGTGCGTTTAATCATCATCGATGAGGCGGATCTATTTGTGCGAGACAATGACCTCACATTTGAGCGCAAATTTGAGCTTTTACGTGAAATATATGAGTTTAGCAGACGTAAAGATTTGGGTATCACGGTCATAGCCGCAGGACTTGATACGCTAAGAACACGCATCGATGGGCTTGGCGGGTATTTGCAAAGCCGCTTCACCTACTCACCGCAAATGACATTAAGCCATGACGAGCTTTTAAACATCGGCAAACTAAACGGGATAAGTGAAGACGTGAGTGAATATCTTGCAGAGTGCGACAATGCAAGGCTTTATGAAAAAACAGCCTTAAATTTAATGCTTGGCTATAACGAAAAGGTGTCGGCAAATCTAGTTTATATCACTTCAAGGGGTAAGAGATGATAAGAGCAATAGAACAAACACAAGCAAAAAAACTAAACGAGATCGTGGATTTCGTAAGCAGTATGACAAGAAAAGGATTTGAGATAGCCTTTTCTCAAAGCGGTGCGCCGTTTGGTGTCAAAAGAGCGAGCCTGATAAGAGGCGTCAGGGCTAATTATTCAAACGCTTATTTCAAGGCGGTGGGCGAGTTCATAATCCGCCTTGATAATGGCCTTGTCGTTGATATGGTGGCCAGATAAATATTTGATTTTTCGGGAGCTTTACGAAGCTTCCTATAAAGTCAAATTTTAAGAAAGGAAAAAATCAATGAGAAGTGCGAGACTTGTGTTCGTCTCAACGCCTTACGCGAGCATTGAGTGCAAGGACAGAGACAGGAATTACTATGCGCGCCAGTTTGCGCTCGAGGCTTGCAGCATCGTCAGGCAAAACGGTTATGAGCCGATCAGCCCGGTGCTTGCTTTCATGGATGTGTACAGCGAGCTTGAACGCGAAGATGTGATGAAAGCTTGCTTAGAGCTACTTTCGGTGTGTAGCTATTATTACTTTCATCCGTGCAAATTTAGCGACAAAAGTCGTGGTATGCAAGAGGAGAGAGACTACGCCCGTGAGCTTGGCATCACGGAGCTTAAATTTAGTCTGTTTGAGTGAAAAATGAGGGTGCGGATCGTAAAGAGAGCAAAGCAAAATTTAGCTGTCGCTACTCTTTATGGATACGTTTGTAAAGCGAGATTCGCACAGAAATTTAAAATTTTAGAGAGGAGAAGAGATGACATTGGAAGAAAGCGTAAAGCAACAAATCAAGATCATGCAAGCTTTTATCGACGGTAAGGATGTGCAGTTTAGAGAAAAAGGCGACACTCGCGATGATTGGAGTGATCATACTGATGACGGATGGAATTTTGATTTTTTCGAATACCGAATAAAGCCGGATTTTAAGCCAAAAACGTGCAGATTCAAAACAGGCGATATGGTATTCAAACGAAGTTTCGAGGGTAAAAGCATAGCCAAAAAAGGCGGCACGCTGATAACTGAAGAGATGATATATAACTACGAAAAAGGCAAAAGCTTTTATCAACCGGGTAATGATCTCAATGAAGATTATTTCCTGGAAGACGAGCTACTTTGGTACTGGGAGTATATAGGCATAAGCGGTGTTTGGTGCCACACGACCATGAGAGAGACCAAACAAGACTTCATAGACTTTTTAAGAGGCAGGGCTCATCCGGAGTCCATGATAAAAAGGATAGTCCCGCTTTATATGCTGGGTTTTAGGATTCCAAACAATAAAAATTTAAACGAGGAGTAAAACATGCAAATAAATAGTTTTGGTGATATTGATAACGCCTTAAAAAGAGTCTGCGAGCTAAGCGTAGGCATAGAGAAAATCAACGGCGAAGTAACACTCGAGTGTAACCGCATAAAAGAATCACGCAAAAGTGAGGTCGAGAGGCTGGAAAACGAGAAGAATTTCATCGAGCAGCAGATCACGCTTTTTTGTGAAGATAATAAAGCCGAATTCGCCGAGAAACGCAGCAAAGAATTTACATTTGGCACGATAGGCTATCGCATAAGCAAAAGCGTATCTATCCCGCGCGTGGCTGCAAAGCTTGAAAGCCTGCTAAACGCTATAAAAGCCTTTGGACTAGGCAAAGAGTGCATAAGCTACGAAGAAAAACCAAATAAAGAAGCGCTTGCCGAGCTTGACGATGCTGATCTTGCAAGGCTTGGGCTAAAACGCGTGGTGAAAGATAATTTTAGAATTCAGCCAAAGCTTGAGAGCTTGCAAGTACAAAATTAAAGGGCAAAAGCCCTTTAACAAGCCTTTAAAGCAAATTTAAAAGCTTGTTAAAGAGTTTAAAAATTTAAGGATAAGAAATGAAAATTTGGAATTTTTATATGGACTACTTTAAAACTGGTGGTGCTACATATAAATTTAATGAAAAATATTATGCGAGCAATAATGTAAAAATCCTGCTTAGCCATATTTCTAAGAAATATAAACTCAAAAGAAGCTGCTGGTATCGCATAGATAATAAAACATATGGCTATGAGAATTTGGATAGACCAGGACTTATCTGCGGACTAGAAATCACTATGAATGTCGAGTTTATAGGCTAAGGCATTCAAATGACAACCAAGCAACGCATCCACCTTGATAACCTAGCAACCAAAAGAAAAGCCGAAGCGATGGCAAGACTACAAAATGCTCTTAGCTACGATATGGGCTTTTATAAATTTAAAAACGGCAAGCTCAATGTTTCAAAACTTGCACGTTGTGCAGGGCTTAGCCGCGGATTCGTGGAGCGTGAATTGTGGAGGCTGGGGCTATGACTAAAAAACAAATTAATTATAGAAAGCAATTATTGGCGATCATACACACGCATGAATTTTATCGCCACGCCAAAGCTAACGATGCGTGGCAGGACTTTTTAGCAAACTGGGGCGTTAAAAGCTCGGCCAAGCTAAGCATAAAAGAGCTTGTAAATGTGCTTGCAGTGATGAATGGCAAGGAGGAGCCAAAGGCTAAACTTAGCGAATTTGCCACCGCAAGCCAAATTTATGCTATCGAGGTTTTGTGGCAAAAGGTAGCAAAAGACGAAAGCATGCGGGCTTTGCTATTTTTTATAAAGAGAGTAACTAAAAATTTATACCTAAAAATCGAATATTTGAAGAAAACCGAGGCATCAAAGGTATTAATAGCTTTAAAGAAGATGGAGAAATAATGCTTTGTCCAAAATGTGCAAGCGATAAAACGACCGTAATAAAAACGATAAAAGGGCTAAAAAATATACGCATGAGAAAGTGTAGTAGGTGCGGCTATGGCTGGCTCACCGAAGAAAAGCCGATAAAAGACAAAGACTTAGTCGAATACGTAGAATATATCGATAAGATCGAGGGTGAAAAATGAGAATAAATCTTATAAAAACCCTCGCAAGATATAAAATTTTAAAATCACGTGGCGATCTAAAAACGCTTTTAGCAAACTATACGACGCAGCAAGTAGAAGCCTTAGAGCAGATCACGGATGAAATTTTAGCGCTTTGCTCGGAGATGGTGGATATTGAAGTGCTTAAAAAGCTACTCATGGACAAATGTAAGAGCGCAAATTTAAACGTTTTACCAAAAGATCTTGAAGCGATCTATACTTTGCTCGCCAAAGAGGCGGTCAAAAAAGTAGCTGCAAATTTAGGCAAAAAGATAGATTTTGCATTTGACGCAGTGGATGCCCAGGCGATAGACGCGATGCGAAAAGGCTTTTACTGGATGGGTAAAGAATATAATAAAAGCTTGCAAGATAGGCTAAAGGATAGCATCGAAAAGGTCTTTACAGGCGAAATAGCCTTTGACGAGATAGCTCCTCGCTTGAAAGATGAATTTGGCTCTATAATAAACGCTGATGAGCGGTATTTTCAAGGGGTGAGCGATCATATAAGCTTGCAAGCTGGCAATGTCGCGACCATAACGCAGGGAGCAAAGCATGGCGTGAAGTATTATAAAGTCCTCGCCGTGATGGATGCGCGCACTACTCAGATTTGCCGCTCGATGCACGGGCGTATCATAGAAGCAGCTCATCTTGAAGCACAAGCAAGCAATATCTTAAACGCTGCTAATCTAGCCGATAAAAAGGCGGCAGCCGTGTGGAGAACACAACCGTATCTTGGTAAAAGCGATAAAATGTCATCTGATTTTGGTTTGCCTCCGTATCATTTCAGATGTCGCACCGAGGTCGTGCCTGTGTGGATAGATGAAGAAGAAGTCGGTGGTGTAAAGATGAGAAACACATCGCCTATTTCAAATGACGAGACGATAAGGCATATCGATAAGATCGGGGTCGAGAGGGTGCTAAAGGCTAGCAACGCTCATATATTCAAAAAGCACAAAGATGTAAGCAAAAGCGATATAATAAAGGGGCTAAATTCTATCGTTGAAATTTCACCTAAAAGAGGTGAGAAAAACAAGCTTATTGCAAAGACTCAAAACGGGCTTTTCATGGTGCTTGATGGCGAAAATATCGTAAGTGCGTATAGGCCGCGAGACAAACAAAACAAGGACAACTTAAAAAACTATTTCAACAATAACGCCGAGGTCGGCAAAAAAGAGATCATCAAATGGCAAAGAGACAATTTCACATATATATTTACGAAGACATTGACTGGGAGATAAGGCTAAAAGGGCTCGAGGACTACGATCAAGTACCAGCCTATACAAAAAGTACTCCTGATTACGGATTTGGTATCTATAAAATAACGCCCGAGGGCAAAATAGCGTATATATTTGATATAGACGTAAGAGATGAGGATCTAAAGACGGCAAAAGAGGATGTGATAATGAGTGAGATCTGTGAGTTCGTCTTTGAAAACGATGCCTTTGAGCCGGTGAAAGAGACAAAATTTGAGGGCTCTTTTTATGATGCGCTCATCAAGATAAAAGAGATATTCAAAGGTAAAAAATGAGAAATTTTGACAAAGAACTTAAAAATTTAAGTTTCAGACTTGGAAGCGAGATCGCAAATATAGCAAAAGAAAAAACTGCACCGATCGTAACCGGACGACTAAAGAGAGACATAAAAGCAAGAAATGCTACTGCCAGTGGCGTAACGATAACGCAAACAAGGGCCGTACCGTATGCTAAATATGTCCATGGCGGTACCAAGGCACACATAATAAGACCAAAGAATAAAAAGGCGCTGGCAAATACGAAAGCCGGGCTATTTTTTGGTAAAAAAGTAAATCATCCGGGAACAAAAGCAAATCCGTATCTACTCAATGCTTTAAAAATTTATCAAACCGGCGGACTAGATCGCGCGTTAAAAGATTTTGCGCAAGATGTTGGACAAAAGATCATTCAAGAGGTAAAAATAGAGTTTAAATAAATACAGTAAGCATAAAAAATAGATTTTTGATAAAATTACAATCAAAAAGGAAGGTTTATGCTGTGTCCATACTGCAACAATGACTTCGGTAAAGATATTTTAAGAAAGACTAAATGCAAAATGTGTGGAAATTTCGTCTTTATAAGAACTAAAGATGGCATAAAAACACCTATGACACAAGAGCAAAAAGAGCAGTTTGACTATATTTTAAGCATTACTCCGTTTGGAGAAAGAAACATAGACGAGATAGAGTCAATGTTTAAAAAAGAGATCGTAGCTGCAAAGAAGCAATTAAAAGATGAATTTGGCAACGATATTCCCAGGAACGATATTATTTTTAGAGCGTTAAATATAGCACTTATAAGAGCTTATGATAAAATGGATTTTAGTGAAATTTTTTATGTAAAATCTGCTCTGCATGATTTCTTTTGCTGTGAAAAAAGATACGAACAAGCGCTTGAAATAGCCTTTGAGATCTTCATGCTAAACTTAAATGATGCCGACAATTGGCATTATTGGGACGATGAAGGCAAAGAACATATTGAGTATTTTAGGCCTCAAAGTGGCTTTATCACAATGACAGGATGGATAAAGATAGCAAAATCATTTTTAGAGCTAAATGATAATGAGTTTGAAAAAATATTTTTTGATGTCTATAAAAATAAATTAGAGTGGCTTAAAATGCCTTTAGGCGCAGCATATATGTTTAGCGTTTTAGAACAAAATCTGTAATAATATCGAATCAAATAATATACGCCTTACCCCTTCTGTCCCTAACTTTCTCAAAATAACTAAGTGCAAGCGCCAAAGCCCAAAAGCGATCGGCGTGTCCGTGCTCGTTGCGGTCGCTGTCATAAGTAAAGCTTTTGGCTCCGGCTTTGCGCTTGATAGCGTGTAGATCGGCTATCAAGGCAGGATCATTTGGAATAACGATCGTTTTATCCTCAAAGTGCTTTTTTAAATTTAACGCCATCGCTTCTTTACTACTAGCTGTAAAATACACACCTTGTACGCGCGATGGGAAGTGCCTTTTAAGCCGCTCGGCTACCGGCATACCGATACCAGTCTTGTCTATCTTTTGCATAGCTAGTGGGTTAAGACGCAAAAAATCTATGAGTAGCTGCTCTTGTGCCTCAAAGCTTGCCTTAGCAAGCACATCATATACACAAAGACTTTTGATGCCGTTATCATCAAAAACACTGATATGCACGCTACGATCCTTTGTGCGTCCCACGTCAAAGCCTGCATATTGTGGCACGTTTTTAGGTGGCAAGGTTACGCGGTAATCCTTGATGCAGCTTTTGATGAGCTCGACACTAAGCAGGGCATTTTCATCGTCTATGAATACGCACTCATAAGCACTCGCCCACGTATCGGCGTCAAAGAGTGCTCTCATAGTTTCAAGATCGAAATTCAGTCCGTCGTCTATCGCGCGGTAAATATCCACGCGGTGGCGTGAGAACATATAATATTTTACTTCATCGCTAAAAAGCTCGTGAAACAGGCTGTTTTCTTCAAACGGAGTAGAGAGGATAGTGAGCCTGCCCGCGACCGCTCCGATACTTGGCACCATTGCATGCCAGATACGTTTTTGATTTGCATACCAAGCAAACTCATCCATCCAAACATCGCCCGTAAAGCCTTGAGCTGAGCGGAAGTTATGCGCCAAAACCTTGATATAAGCGCCATTTTCAAGCGTTTTTTCGTATTCGCTATCTTTATTAAATGTAATATTAAGCTTATTGCTCCACATATCAAGATAGCTAAGTAAAATTTTAGCCTGCTCTTCGCTAGCACTGATAAATAGCTGATTGCGTCCAGCCACAGCCCCAAGCAAGGCATCAAGTCCACTAACATATGAAAAACCTATCTGACGAGATTTCAGTACGATGCGAAACTGTGAAGCGTCGTTTAAAAACTCTTTTTGATAGTTAAATAACCCACCCTCATCAAGCGCCTTTGCTTTTAAATTTTCATAGTCGGCATTCATGACCGTAAGCGGTTTTTTCTTATTTTTCACCTTCTCTTTTTTACGAGCTTCACCTTCAAGACGAGCAAGAGAGGCACTTAGCATCGCGATTTGCTTGGCTTTGCTATCCGTGCTTTTGCCATGACTTAGCTGCTTTATTTGAGCTTTTAGATTTGCAGCCGTGATCTCATCGTCTTTGCTTTTGTTTTGATTTTTCCAGCGTGAAAGAGTAGTGATGTTTATGCCGTATTCCTTGCTTAACTCGCTTAAAGAGTAGCCGCAGTCCAGTAAATTTACGATCAGCTCTTTGGTCTGTTTTTGATACGCCATCACTCCTCCATGTTCGACGATACGAAGTAATCGAGCGTGAAATCAAAATTTAGTATATCCACACCGCGCTCATCGGTCGCATCTACGCTCGAGTTTTTAAATACCAAAAGCGGCGTTAGGCTCATTAGAGATTTTAGCGTCGTTTCGCCAGAGCTTATCGGGACGATGACGGTTAAGACCGCTTTATATTGAGCGTGATTTAAAAAGCTTCGCTCGGATATGAAAATTTTATAATCATCCTCGTGCTTTTTGATAAGCTCCTCGCATATCGCCAAAAGCTCCCTTTCGTTTATATCCCTATTCATTATATCTCCTAAATAGCGGCATAAAGATAGCCGCTCGTATTTTTCTTGGTCGTAAGCTTATAAAATTTATCCATCCAATACTCCTCCCACTGCCTCACGTCCTTAAACGTATCTAAGCTCTCGTCATATTCGTTAGCTCGCTGCTGAACCTTTAGCCACAGCTTTTGACCTAGCAGTGCGAGCGTGAGAAAGGCCGCAGCCTTTAGCTCGTTTAGGCTATCCACGCTATATTTACTCATCTCAAATTCAGCCATCTCAATATACGGCACAATCTCGTCATCGCTTATCATTTTTAATGCGTTATATCTGCGAATTTCTTTTATGATTTCTTGCAACGCTTTTACTCCTTTATTATAACCCGCTTCAAAAAGCTTCAAAACGGCTTCAATTTCAACGAAAAGATTTTATTGGTATCTTTTATCGCCTTACGCCTTGAAACGTCTTAAATCGCTTTATTTTTCATATCCTAAAATTCCTCTTGCTTCACTCAAGCTTAAAATTCCATTTGCAACGAGCCCGGTAACCAGCTCGCTATCGTCTTTGAAGCTACTGACATCGATGGATTTAAGCTTTATAGGATAGCCGATAGAGTCGAAAAACCACTCAATCTGCTCTTGCTTTGGTATGATGGTGAGTTCATTGAAGCTATGAAGCTGCTGAGCAACTTCGCTACTTCCTCCAAGTTGCCCTGCACTCATGATGCCTAGCATTCTTGGTGGCACACCGTGAGCGGCTATGATCTCGTCGCGGTTTAAATTTTTAAGCTTTTCGAAACTGATGTCTTCCGTTTTGCTTAGATTTTCGATCCTGATCTTTGCGTTTTCTCCAGCTGCCGTCATTACGATCGTCTTATGCGCCTTATCATAGCCTTTGAAATTTGAGCCGAAAAACTCTCTAAATGTGTTTAGCTGCTGCTCGTCGGGTTCAGAGTTTTCAAATATGATAGCCGTATCAGCACGTGCCGAGTTTTCAAAAAAGGCGTTATTGAAGCTATCGGCTTTTTGATTTGTGAGAATGCTTAAGAGCGCGCCTAAATAATCAGGCTCGCCGTAAAATCTACTCCTTGGCGAGTAATAATATAGATGTTTTCCGGTAAGTGCGATCTTGCGAGCATTCTTGACTTGAAAGACTTCGTGCACTTCATCGACCCGCCCCTCTAAAGACGGCAATATATAAAGATTTTTGCCGGCGATTTCTACAAAAGCGTTGCCGAAAATTTCAAGATTTAAGATGAAGGCGTATAAAAATTCTTTTGGCGTCATGCTTTGCCCCTCAAGCCTAGAGCCGTCTTCTATATTTGAAAGAAGCGAGGCTTTAAGCTGGATGCAGCGTCGATGAAAGGTGTTTGCATAAAATAGATTAAGTAGCGCGTCAAAATCAAAAAACGGCGCGATCAGTCCATTACCGTCTTTGCTCTCTTCTCGTAGTTGAAAGCTATCGCTTCCGCCATTTGCCGCCTTAAAAATCAAGTCCATTTTTTACCTTTATTTTTGTTTGGCTCAATTTTACGTAAAAAATTTTTCAATTTCCAGCTAAATACGACATATATGTGCTATTTAGGTTTTTTAAAACTCGTTTTTTTGTCAAAATGCCACCAAAAAGCAAGGAGGTCGCAACCAGTGGCCAGAGAAATAACCAATATGCAAGTGAAGCTGATCTCACTCGTAGCAGCAGGTGCAAATAACAAAAAGATCATCTACAAAGATGAGAAATTTGACGAGCTCTTGCGCGTAGATTTTGAAAAAAGCGACGAAGAGCAAGGTGTGGTTTATGGCATCGTCTATGCACCAGACGAAGTCGATAGCCAAGGAGACTACGCAAACAGCGAAGAGATCAAAAAGGCTGCGTATAACTTCATGAAACGCGCGGATCTTAGCTATTGCGTAGATGTAAATCATAACTTCGACATCGCAAACGCTTATATCTGCGAAAGCTGGATCGTCAAAAGCAAGGATGAATTTTTTGACGAGGTCGGAGCTTGGGCTGTAGGCATAAAAATAGAAGATGAAAATTTAAGAAACCTCATAAAAAGCGGTCAGCTCTCGGGGCTTTCGATGTATGGAAGTGGCATTATCAAAAGTGAAGAGATAGAGCCGAAAGGACTTATTGAAACTATCAAAGAGGTAGTAAAGGGGCTTTTGCCAAAAGATATGAATAAAGACGAAATTTTATCCAAAGGAGAGAATATGAATAAAGAAGAAGTCGCTGAGCTCGTAAAAGCGCAGCTAAACGAAAACGAAGCGGCGAATAACGCCAAAATCGAGGAGCTTAGCAAGCAAATAAACGAACTGAGCGCAAAGTTAGAGGACGTAAATAAAGAGCTAAGCAAATCAAAACAAAGCGAAGAGTTAAAAAAATCTGAAAACAGCGCAAGCGGAGGGATACTATAATGAACGGACTAAATGAAATTTTAAAAGCTAGCATGAGTGCTACCGGCGTAACACTAAGCGGATCGCTAACGCCGGAGCAGGCGCATAACTTCATTGATGTCATCAAAGAGAAAAACGGCTTTTTAAGCAAAATTCATGTCGAAAAAATGGGCAAACTAAGCAAAGAGCTTGACGCATGGGACATCGCTCAGGGCATTTTAGTTCGCGTACCAAGCGGCTCAAAACCTACAGAGGCACAACGTGCAGCACTTGGCGTAGTGGGCGCAAAGCTTGAGGCAAAAGACGTTCAGCTCTTTGCGAGGATCCTCCAAGATGCACTGGACGACAATGCCTCAAACCCAAATTTCGAGAGCGAGACTTTCTCAAAATTCGCTACGGCATTTGGCAACGATATGGCGCTTTTAGGCTTCAAGGGAAATAGCGACACCTACAACAATACTTTCGAGACACTTCACAAAGGCTGGATACAAGTAGCAAAAGATGCTAGCGAAACAACAAAGGTGACATACGCTAGCACTGAGAAAATCAGCGACAGGCTTTCTACGCTAGCGCAAGCTATCCATGCAGACATTTCAAGCGAGGCCGTGATCCTCATAAACACTGCTGACGCACAAGAATACAACAAAGAGCTAGCCGCACTCAACTCTGTTTCACATCTCATCGAGGGCGGAGCTAAGAAAATTTTAGGTATCCCGCTAGAAGTCACGCCACTGATGCCAAGGGGCGTATATATGGCGACCCCGCTAAAAAACCTAGTGCTTGGTATGGTGCTTGACATCAGGCGCAACCGCTGGTATGACGCAGAGGAGCGCGCTTTGAAGTATGTGTTTGATGTCTCTATCGACTATCAAGTTGTCATCAAAAAATGGGTAACTTTGATGGAGAAAGCGTAATGAAATTTAGGGCCTTGAAAAATTCATCCATACAAGGCCACCTCTTTTTAGAGGGGGCGGTCTTAGAGCTACAAGAGAATGAGTCGCAGATCTACATCCAAAGCAAAATGATAGAAGAGTTAGAAGATGAGTTTGAAAATTTAAATGAGAACGAATCATCACAAGACAAAGATGAAGATACGGAGTAATGAAAAATGAGCCTACTTTCAAGCATCAAAGAAAACGAAGGCTTTGATAGCCACGTATATGAAGACACAAGAGGCTATCCGACCGTCGGATATGGCTTTAAGGTCTCTTCGCTCACACGTGATGAGCTGGCGCTAAACGGCGGCAAGATCGAGCCGATGAGCCGTGAGATAGCCGATAGAATTTTGATTTTGAAGCTTGAAAAGCTAAAAAGTGAAGCATTTGACACCTTTTCTTGGCTTGCCGACAAACCAAAAAACGTACAAGACGTGGTAATAGAAATGTGTTATCAAATAGGAGTGCCGGGTGTAAAAAAATTCGTCACTACGCTTCATCACATCAGAGTCGGCGAATATCGCCAAGCTTATCAAAGCGGGCTAAATTCTCTTTGGGCTAAACAAACTCCTAATCGTGCAAAAAGGGTTTTAAATGGACTTTTTAACGAGTAAATTCACATCTTTTCTTGGCTTTGGGCTGGCTGCATTTATAGGCATTATCTGCCTAAATCTATTTTTGGAAAATTCAAAGCTTGAAAGTGTGAATTCTCTTTTAAGTAGCGAGCTTAAAGCTTGCAACGAGAGGCAAGAGCAACTTACAAAAGACTACGCGACAAGCTCAAACAACCTAAACGCTTGCAATGCTCACATCGCTTTGCAAAACGAAGCCATTCAAGCGGCGCAAATCAAGACCAAAGCTAAAGAGCCGCCAGCAGTTGCGAAGGTAAAGAAAATTTATATCGAAAACAAAAGCTGTGAGGCGGAGTTGAAGGCTTACAAGGAGCTATTTAAATGAAAATTTTACTACTTATGTACCTAACGTTACTTTTATTCAGCGGCTGTGCGAGTCAGGTAGTCGAGCCGCATATCATATATAAAGATGTGCTCGTGCCTGTCAGATGTGACGCCAATATGCCAAATAAGCCGCTGAATAAAGGAAATTTCGAAAGCCATAAAGCTTTGATGATCTATTACCTGCAGTGTGAGGATCTAATAAAGCAATGCATCGGGGAAAATAAATGAAAATAGTGAAGCTAAATTTAAAGCGCGCTTTGGTGCTGCTCTTTGGCGGCGTGATAGTGGCGCTTTTTAGCATACTCTCATACTCGGTTTATGAGTGCATATTTCATAACAAAGACATAGTGATGACCGCTTGGGCGGTATCGCTTGGGGTATTTAATGCTCTGCTTAGTCCGGCTAAATTTTTGACCTTTTTCAAGGTTTAGCCATGGTGGAGAGCTATTTACTTTATGTCTTGGTGGTAGGGATAGTAGGCAGTATCGTTGGCTTTGCAAAAAGCGAGGCGGTCGGGCTTAAAGCACTTGGCAAAAGAGTACTTGACGGAGTATTCACTGCTTACGTAGTCTATGAGATAGCGTTTTTTTACTTTCACGATCTGCGTTATTCACTGGGGATTTGTGGTATCGGGGCGTGGATGGGCTCGGAGGGATTGCTGCTCGCAAAAGATGTAGCGATCGAAATTTTGACAAGCTTTAAGAGAAAAAGTAGAGGATACGATGATAGAGATCGGGATTATTAGCGAAATATCCGGCGACAGAGCGCGCGTAACTATCGGCTCCATGGTGACTGATTTTTTGCCCGTCATGCAGCTAGCTAACTCTTTTGCTAGAAGCTGGAGTCCGATCAGAGTCGGCGAGCAATGCTTAGTGCTTCCTATTCGTGGCAGCCTAAATGCCGGCATAGTGCTTCGAGGCATTTATCAAAACGCTCACTTGGCACCAAGCACCGATAAAAATAAGCAAATTTGCGTCTTCGAGGATGGCGTAAAGATAAGCTACGATGTAAGTAACTCTACACTTGAGATTTCAAGCCCGAAGCAAATAAATATAACTTGCGAGAATGCGAACGTAAAAGCTAAAAACGTAAAGGTAGAGGCAACTGATACACAGATAAAAAGTCCTAGCATAAAGCTTCTTGGTAATACTTTGATACAAGGTAGCATAAACACGGCAGGTGCCGGTGGGGGCAGCGGAAGCTTCGAGATAAACGGGAATGTGAAAATAACGGGCTCGATCAGCGCAGGCGGCGACGCTAAATTTGGCGGAAGTGTGAGCGATAGCAGAGGCGATCTCACAAATCATACAAATAACGGACTGGGGAGAGATTAAATATGAAATATCTAGCAAGCATCGAAGAAAGCATCAAAGACATACTCCTCACTCCGCTAGGATCTCGCGTCATGCTGCCTGATTACGGTAGCCGCATTTTTGAGCTAATAGATAGAAAGGTTGATGATGAATTTCGCGCCGATCTTGCATGCTACGTAATAGAGGCAGTCGAAAAATGGGAAACTCGCGTAAAGATAGATGAAGTGAAGCTCATAAGCCTAAAAGATCACAAGCTAAATTTTAAGATCGTTTTAACGAGTGGTAATGAGATAGGGGTTGAGCTATGAATTTACAAAACCTACCATATCCAAACGTTATCGAAGAGCTCAGTTTTAACGAGCTTTTAAAGGGTATCAAAGAGCTTTTTAAAAGCTATTTGAATGACGAAGAAATCACGCTACTTGAAAGCGATCGTTTCTCCGCGCTTCTTGAAACGCTTGCATATCGTGAGTTGCTTTTACGAGCAAGGATAAATCAAAGCGTGAAAAGTATGCTTTTGCCTTATGCCAGCGGAACTGATCTTGATAACGTGGTAGCGATCTATGGTATCGAAAGGCTTCAAGGAGAAAAACCGACAGCGGGCATCGAGTTTTGCCTGTCTACCCTAAAAGATAGCGATACCATCGTGCCCGCAAAAAGTGTATTTAGGAGTGAAAAAGGCGATACAGCCACTCTCAAAGATGGCGTGATCATCAAACAAGGCGAGCTAAAAGCTACCGGTAAAATCATACTCGATGAGTTTATCAAAGAAAGTGCGGTCAAATGCGAGCACATTCAAACTCCGCTACCTTTTGTCCTTAAAGCAAAGCAAACATCAAATTTCACCGGTGGAGCGGATAAAGAAAGTGACGAGAGATTGCGCGAGCGAGCAGTACTTTCGCTGGAAAGATTTTCAACCGCAGGAAGTGCGAAAGCCTATATCTATCAAGCACTATCTGCAAATGCAAAGGTCGAAGAAGTTAGCGTGCTAAACGGCGGAGCTGGCATCGTGAATGTCTATTTAAAAACCTCCGATATGAGCGAAGCTACGCGTCAAAGCGTAGAGGATCATCTAAGCGGCGAAAAGGTCAGACCACTCACTGATACAGTGAATGTCAAAAATGCAACTATCAAAGATATAACAATCAGTGCACAGCTCGAGCTAACCGATATGTTTTTAGCTGATGAGATCGATAAGGCTATCAAATCAAGCAGGAGCAGCCTAAGCTTAGGCGAGGATCTAAATTTAAGCTATATCTACTCTGTGCTTCATAAAAACGGAGTATATCGGGTAAATTTAAAAGCCCCCGCTGCTGATACAAAAGTGAGCGAGGATAGTTTCATAAGGCTAAATTTTAACCTTAGCTATAAAAAGGCCGAGCTATGAGCCTACTACCAAATCATAAAAGCAAACTTGACAAGCTGCTAGATGAGCTATTTGGGCTTAGATTAGATGGTCTTGACATCAGCGCTATAGATACGCTCGCCGATTCTTGTCCAGTGTCACTTTTACCGATCCTGGCAGCCAGCTTTGATGTAGATATAGATGGGCTAAATGAAACAAACGCTAGGTGGCTGATAAAAAACGCATTTAAAATCCATTTTTACAGTGGTTCGTTTTACGCGGTAAAAAAGGCGGTGCAAAGCGTAGATAGTGGTGCTGTGATCATCGAGGGCAATCTAAGTCAAAAATATGATAGATCCATCGAGTATAACAAAAGCAGGTTTTATGGTAGCAATACTCACTGGGCGCAGTATAGCATCATCGCTAGCATCCCCCTTTCAAAGCAGAAAGCAAAACAAATAAGCGAGGCTGCCAAGAGTGCAGCTCCTGCAAGGTGTGTGCTTGTTAGTATAGATCATAGAGCAAGCAGTGTGATCTACGACGGGCAAATCAAATATAACGATCAATTCAACTATGGAGCGTATAATGGCTAATCTAAAAGAAGAAAACAAGTGGGAAGAAGGCATCTATCAGCTTGAAGTAACCGATCCGGTGGTAGGCGGGATAGATGGCATCAGCAACAAGCAAGCAAAACAGCTGGCAAACAGGACGAAATTTTTAAAAGAGCAAGTTGAGGCGGCCGCTGATAACGCAAACAATAGGGTGTTAACCAGTACCTACAACGCCGAAAAGGCAGACTTTGCTACAAAAAGCGAAGTAAATGCAAAATTGGACAAAAGCGATGCGGCTGCAGACAGTAAAAAGCTAGGCGGCAAAACTCCGAGCGAATATGCAAGGGCAAACCACAATCACGACGAAATCTACCTCAAAAAAGACGAAGCAAGCGACGGCACCCCAATAGGTGCATACCTAGCTTGGAGCTCACAGGAGAAAATCCCAGCTGGCTATCTACTCTGTGACGGACGAAGCCTAAAAAAGAGCGAATACAATGAGCTTTTTGCCGTGATAGGCTACACATACGGCGGAAGTGGTGATGATTTCAATATACCGAAATTCAACGATGGTCGTTTCATGCGCGGCATAGGCGGAAACGCTGCAGCTTTAGGGGTGCTACAAAACGATGAAATCAAAGCACACACGCACGATATAGGCGGAGACAATGACATAGGACGCGGCGCAAATAAAATCCAGCCAATATCAGGGTTTGCGGGATTTGATACCTTGCCATCTCCATACTCAAACACAGGACTGATAGGCACTACAGGCGGAGTAGAAACAAGACCTCAAAACAGCGCGGTAGTTTTCATCATCAAAGCCAAAAACGTCAGAGAAGCAAAGCAATCAGAAATAGACAAAACACCATACGCCACTGAAAGCAAAGCTGGTCTCATCAAGGTCAAAAATGAAATCACTGGAATCCAAGAAGATGTAGCAGTGAGTGAGAAAGCGGTCGCAGGTATAGCAAGTATCGGTATCAATCAAACATGGCAAGATATGACAAGCCAAAGACAACCAAATATAATCTACACAAATACAACAGGTAGGTCTATTTTTGTCCTCGTGCGGGATGCTTCCGCTAGTGCAAATGGCAGAAATTATGACTTTTATGTTGACGAAAAAAATATTTGTCCTGGACACGGGCAAAACGCCTATTCTATTCTACATCTTTTTGCAATTATACCTCCAAATTCCACATATAAGGCAGTAAATGTAGTAATGTCGGCAACTAAATGGTTTGAACTTAGATAAAGGAACAACAAATGAAATACTTCAAAGACAAAAACAATCAAATCTATGCACTAGACGACAAAGATGTAGCAGACTTCAAAAAGCCTGAGTGGATCGAAATTTCAAAAGATGAAGTAGATAGGCTTCTCAATCCTGCACCAAGCGAGGAACAACTCAAGCAAAAAGAGCTAGCCGAACTAGAGGAGCAAATTAAAGAGACCGAGGGCTATATCAGACACGCTATACTGATTGGAAACGATAGTGTATTGCCTGAACTTCGGGAGGAATACAAAGGGCTTTTAGCGCAAAAAGAAAATCTGACAAAAGGAGACGAACAATGAGAAAACAAATCAAACGCTGCAATATTTGTAGCTCAAAACTAGACAAAGACGGACTTTGCCCGTGGAGCGGTTGCCCTAAAAGTCCAAAGTATGAAACTGAGGCAAAAGAACTAGAACAGCCAAAAGAAGCTGAAAGTGAGAACAAGAAAGGTAAAAAATGAGAAAATTAACAGCTAAACAAATTTGCCAAGTCATAAAAAACATAATTATCGAGCTTCCGTTTGAAATTTTGGCATTTCTAGTAGTTCCGATCGCTTTGCTATCTTGCAAAAAGGAGGACGAACACTTGCCACGTTGGGCGAGCTGGTTTGATGATCCTGATTACGGCATCAACGGCGATAAGGGCTGGAAAAACGAACACTTTCCGGAAAAAGAAAGGACATACTACGCCCGCTTACGCTGGCTACTTAGAAATCGTATCGGTGTCTTTTCTGTCAAATTTCTAGGCGTGAGAGTGAGAGACATAGACGCGTCAAGTGTCGTAACGCAAGGCAATCCGAAAGTCACTTCAAACGGCGGCATAGTCTCCGACTGGTGTCTAGTGATCTGCAAGCTCAAAAACGGCAAAGAGCGTTTCGGATACTACCGAACTATCAGATACGGCGGAATTCTCAAAAATTTCTATTGTCGGATATATCTAGGTTGGAAGCTGATGGATGTGGCAGGTATGAACGAGATGAACGTAGGAAAGTATCTCGAAGTGGGCGATAAACCTGTCTTAAAATCAGTGTGGGCGATCAATCCGCTCAAAAGAGTCAAACATTAAAATTTAAAAGGAGAAAACATGGCAGCAAAATACGGCGTAAACATAACGATTTCAGCAGAAGCAGCAAGACCTATACAGGTCGAGACTACGACTCCGATCGCGATAGCTGGGTATGAAGAGCTACTTGAAAACGGTATGCACTTTTTCATGACTACGGACAAAGCGATCGATGCGATAGAGCAAAAATACGAGGCAAAGAAAAAGGCGAATCAAACATTCAAAAAAGGCAGCGTCTATAAAGCTCTGAAAGCCATCAGCGATCAAGCGGTGCAAACGCAAATCATTCTCTCGGTCTTTACAAAAGACGATGACGCGGATACGAGCGACGAGATCACAGAATGCAAAGCGGCTATCGAAGCACTCAAAAATGCAAAATCAAAATTTGGCTATCGTCCAAACATCATCATTGCTCCCGAGTATTCTCACGAGGACGCCATAAAAGGAGCGATCGAAAAGATGAGCGAGAGACTAAAAGCAACCGGTATAATCGATCTAAAAGCAGATGATGCGGCAGGTGCTATCACAAAAATGGCGGACTTTGGATCGCGCAGGCTCATCGCCTCATATCCAAATGTCAAAGTTTGGGATGACGAGACGAATGCTTATGTATTCGAGGGCCAAAGCGCAAGGCTAGCGGGCATGATAGCTCACACTGATGGTAGCAGTGAGTTTGGATACGCCGACAGCTATTCAAATCGCGTGATGATAGGAGTATCAGGCACGCAGATAGACGTAGATTTCGAGTTGGGTGAAACATGCACGGCTGATGAGCTACGCGGAGCTCACATCTCAACGATCATCAGAGAAAGCGGCTTTCGTGCATGGGGCGGTGAGACAAGCGATCAAGATACCATCTGGCAAGATCTTGCCCGCGTTAGGATATTTGATCGTATCAGCGAAGCTTGCCAAAAAGGCGTTTTATTTGCTATCGATCGCAGAGCCGATCAGCTTTATCATGCCAAAAGAAGCGTAGATGAGTTGCTTCGCTCACTTGTCGGAGCAAAGGTACTCATCGGATATGAGATCAGCTGGAGCGAGAAAAATACATTGGCAAACATCACAGCCGGCAAATTTTATCTTGACGTCCGTATGCAAAACAATCCTATCGTCAAACAGCTTACGCTTGATTTCATTTACGTCGATAAATACGGCGAAAATTTACTAAATGATCTAAATAAATAAGGAGTGAAATATGGTCAAAAGACAAATACCTCAAGTGGTGCAAGAAGCAAACGTCTATATCAACGGGCAAGGCTATCTAGGCGTCGTCAAGTCTTTAACGATACCAAAGATCGAGCAAGAGATGGTCGAGATGAAAGGAGCGCTCAGCGGGAATTTCGCAAGTGGCTCAATAAAGGCTGTCGAGATGGAGTTTAAGCTAAACATCCTAGATAAAAATATGTTCTTAGGCTATGGGCTCAACACTTGGAAAAACAGAATTCCGTTTTTATTCAAGGCGTCCATATTCCAAGCCGGTCGTGAGCCGATGCCATTTTCAATGGCGGTCACAGGAGACATCATAGAGATAGATCCGGGCAGCTTTGAAAGCGGCAAGGAGATGGAAGTAAATGTGAAGCTTGCGGTGCATTTTTTAGATCTAAATATCGATAAGATCCCGATGATAGTCTTTGATGTGGAAAACATGATCTGCCTTATCGGCGGAGTAGATTATCTTGCCAAAGTCAGGTCAAATTTAAGTGAATAAGGAAAGGATAAAAGATGAGAAAAGTAACGATAAAACTACCAATTAGAGGCGATGAGATAGAAATTTACGCACCGACTGTGCGTGTGATGAGGATAGCTTCACAAGAAAAAACCGATGATGAAAAAAATATCAAACTGTGTATGTCGTGCACAAATATGAGTAATGATGAGATAGAAAACCTCGATGTGCTTGATTTTAAGGTGATAGATAAGGCGGTGGCGGATTTTTTGCAGGAAAAGTGAGCGCGCCGAGTAATGAAAGTATCGCGCTAATCGCTCATATTTTAGGATTTGGATATATTGAAATCTTAGAGCTTGATATGGTTGATTTTAGTGAGTTTGCAAACATTAGCGAACGTATCGCAAAGGCTAAGACTTTTTAGTATCGCCTAAAAATTCTCTTTTTAGTGCATTAGTTGCACGAGAAAGAGTGTTGAGCGTCCAGCCTATCGTGCCGATAGCCAAGCCCAAAAAGCCAAGTCCTAAAATGGTGGCTACTAAGCCATCCCAAAACCCGCTAGGCAAAAAGTAGCAAATGACGCCAAGGCTTAAGAGTATTAAAAATATTTTCATGAGAGTGATTATATCACAAAGATATAAAAATTTATCAAGCGCAAAGGTAAAAAATGAGAGATGAAGCAATAGGTATCAGTATCGGTCTAGCGGTTAAAGGATTATCACAGATTGACAGCTTAAAGCGCGGATTTGCTGGGCTAAAAAGTGGCGCAAGTGAGGCTAAAAAAGCAATAGCCACGCTAGATAAAACAAAGCTAAGTAATCTACAAGCAAGCATAAGAGAGACCAAAAGTAAGCTTATTAGCGAGTTAAGCGGAAGCTGGAGCTCTCTTGCAAACTCCGCTCTGCTAGGCGGATCAATCAAACTTGCCATAGACGATGAGGCGGCCTTTGCAAATGTGCGTAAATATGTTGATGATAGTGAAGAAAATTTAACTCGTCTAAAAGGACAGATGAGAGAGGTAAGCGCGCGTCTTGGTGAGAGCTTTACAAATATAGCAAATATCGCAGCAGGCGGTGGCAAGATAAATTTAAAAGGTGAAGAGCTTGTTAAATATACCCAGCTTCTTGCTACCGGCTCGGTTGCCTTTGAGATGAGTGCTGAGGCACTAAGTGCTGCAAGCAACAACATGAAAGTAGGCTTTAAGATAAATGACGTGGATAAAATGTCCGAGTTTTTTGATGCGGTGAACTTGCTTGACAACAAAGTAACAAATGCAAACGCAAATGAGATATTTGAAGCCACAGCACGCACTGCCGCAAATGCTAATCTAATCGGTCTAAACGAAAAAGATGCAAGTGCAATAAGTGCGACCATGCTAAGCACAGGCAAAGAAGCCTCAGTTGTCGGCACTAGTTTAAACGCGCTTTACTCAGGGCTATCAATGGCAGATAAAAAAGGCAAGGCATTTCAGGAGGCTTTGCAGAGTATCGGACTGGATGCTGGATATTTAAAAACTGCTCTGCAAAAGGACGCAGCAGGTGCGATCACACTATTTTTAGAACAAATCTCAAAAGCGGACAAATCAAAGCAAGCCGGGCTACTTTATGATCTAGTTGGTGGAAATTTTAGTGATGAGATAGCAGGACTTGTAACTAATATCGATGAGTTAAAGAAAAATATAGCGATGGCAAATTCGGGTGAAGCCAAAGGCAGTATGCAAGCAGAACTACAAACAAAACTAAATACTACAAAGTCAGCCATCGAACGACTTACACAAAGCTGGAGAAATCTAGGCTCGGTGATGGGCGAGGCGTTTTTGCCGTTTATAAATTTATTGGCTGACGGGTTAGGTAAATTTGCTGGCTGGGTCAGCAAGCTAAGCAGTGAATTTCCAAGGCTTAGCACAGCAATTAGCTATGCGATCGGTGGCTTTTTGTTATTTAAACCGCTTTTACTCATTGGTAAAATCGCACTTTTAAGCCTAGCGGACGGCTTCTTGAGTGTTGTAAAAGCTATAGGCTGGCTAAACCCGCTAAATTTGATCGCAAAGGTGCGCTGGGCAGGACATGTAGCTAGTCTCTTGGCGGCAAATATAGCTGCTAAGGCTCACGCGGCTAGTATGTGGCTAGTTGGCACAAGACTAAAAGCAGCCATCATTTTTACGGCTGCATATTCAACTGTCAGTAAGGCTCTTGGAGCAACTATGGCGTTTTTGCGCACTTCTATTTTAGCTGGTGCGACGGCGATGAAGATCCTACGCCTTGCTCTCATATCGACCGGTATCGGTGCTTTGGTAGTTGGCATTGGTATGGCGGCTGCATGGCTCATTGAAAACTGGGACAAAGTAAAAGTGTGGTTTAGTTCTTTTAGTGGTTGGCTTAGCAAGATATTCGATCCGGTCGTAGAGTGGTTCAAGAATATATTTGGCGGTTTCTTTGACTGGATAAGTGAAAAATTCGCATGGATAAGCGATACGATAGGAACGGTAGGCGATGCTTTGGGCAGTGCATGGAAAGGCACAAAAGAATTTTTTGGCTTTGGTGATGAAGAAGAATCAAAACAAGAGAGCAAACAAAGCAATGAGGGCTTTTTTAGCTCGATGTTTGGCGAAAAAGACACACCACAAATAAAACAAACCGCAAAAGCATTAGCTACCACGAGCGGCAACATAACCATAAATTTAAACGGCGGCTTTAATATCGCTACAAGCGAAGGTAGATTTGATCTAAGCGAGTTTGAAAGAGCTTTGACTCAAAGCGTCAAACGTGCTATACAAAGAGATCAATTCAATCAAGCAAATACCGAGATCAGGGAGTAGAGATGGTCTTAAATCTAGGTGGCTTTAAATTTAACTGGAAACAAGTGGGCAGTGTCGGGATAGAAACCGAGTTTGGCATCAGCTCAAATGAGCGCATAGCAAATTATGAGGCTATATTTAGGGCAAATTTAGGCAATCAAACTATCAATATCGAAGGACAAACTCTGCCATATAGAGGCGACAAACAAACTGCCCTAAAAAGGCTTTATGAGCTGGCAAATTTAGCCAGCAGCTATCCGCTCACGAACGGTGCGGGCAAGTATTTCGGACGGTTTGTCATCACAAAAATCAGCGAAAAACAAGCAGTATTCACAGCAGATGGACTATTTTTCACTCAGACTTTTACGATGGAATTAAAGAGGGATTATGATTTATAA